AGACTCGATGGTGGTGTTATGATGTCCCCACAAGATCAGTTCGACAAGAGGACTGGTGAGGACAGCAGTTACTTAAATGATTTTTCAGATTCTTGATAACAAGATTGAGTGTGTCGGCTACTACAGTGACGGCAAAATCTACAAAGAAGATGTTGGACATGGCTTTACCCAGACTTGGGATAGCTCTCCTAACTTTATGTCTGAGAGCGTAGATTATGCCAAGCTCTATGCTGGGGTAGATAGTATTGATGACGTACCACTACCGGACCACCTCCACTCTAGGTGGCAGTACTCCACCAAGCGAATGAAGTCGTTTATCAAGTCACTAGGCAAGGCTAAGGTCAGTCTAGACGACCACTGCTTCTATGATCTAGTTCCAGACAAGTTCCTCACAGACTTCTATGAGGACAAGACAGAGATTACAAAGTTTGTGTTTGAAAACTTTAGTAAGCCTGCTAACTATTCTTTTTTAAAAGAAGTTAACTTGCTTCTAACCAAGATCTCTGGTCAAAAGCTAATCATTGATAAAAGCAAGCTAAATCAGCGATTTATGAAGAAGACTGACTTTGTTGCCGTTCAAAAGTTCTTAAACAGCAGTGACAAAATCAGCTACAACATCTTCAAGTCCAAGACCGGTCGCCTATCTACTCAGAAAAATAGCTTTCCGATTTTGGCTTTTGATAAAAGGTTTCGTCACATTCTAAAACCGCACAATCACTGGTTTTTAGAACTAGACTTTAATGCTAATGAGCTTCGTGTTCTACAGGCTCTAAACGGCGTAGAGCAGCCGAAGGAAGACATCCACGAGTGGAACATTAATAATGTCTTTAGGGGGTTGGGAACCCGAGCAGAAGCGAAAAAGCGGGCTTTTGCTTGGCTTTATAATCCCAACTCTGAAGATCATCTAATGTCCAGATTCTACAACAAGGATAAAATTTTGTCAACCTACTACAAGGATGGCATCATCACTACACCTTTTGATCGTAAGATTCCTAGCGATGATTTCCATGCTCTAAACTATCTAATTCAGAGTACGGCATCTGATGTGTGTTTAACTCAAGCAATCAAGTTAGATAAGCTACTAAACAACAGGAAAAGCTACATTACAGCAGTCATTCACGATTCAGTCTTAATCGATTATAACGAGGAAGACAGAGATCTTTTGAAAGATCTTGTAGAGACTTACGGCAACACTGACTTTGGTGAGTTTAAGGTTAACATCGCTGCTGGTGTGAACTATGGAGAAATGAAAGAACTATGCAGATAATCGGAATTGGAACTGGCGGCTGTCAGATTGCTAATGAATTAGCTCGGCATAAAACCTATGATGTTCTACTGATAGACACAAGCTTTCCCGACGATTTGAATAGTGTTGAAACTGTTTTAATTGAGAAGCAAGAAACAATCAATGAATACGAAGAGAAGACAGGCCTTGACATTAGTAAGAAAGTGGGGCATAATGATGTTCACGTCTTCTTGTTCGGAGGTGGCAAGACTACCGGAGCAACACTTAGAATTTTGGAGAAAATCAAAAACAAAAAGATTACAATTCACTATGTTAGGCCAGAAAAAAACTTTCTATCTAACAAACAAAAGTTAAGAGAGCGCATGACTCGTGGTATACTACAAGAGTTGACTCGCTCAGGCGTGTTTAGTAGAATCTATCTTTATGATGTGCTGGAGCTTTTCAAAGAGGTTGAAGTAAGCTTCTTACAGAAAAAAATTTATGTTGCCAGCACAATAGCGGGAACTTTCCACATGACAAATTACATTAAAAACACAGAGGGCTTATTCACAAATCTAGAGAGTCCATCGGAAGTCAACAGAATCTCTAGTTTTGGTGTGGTAAACCCTAGCAGCGGAGAAGAGATGTTGTACTTTCCGCTTGACAACATCAGAGAAAAGTGTTACTATTTCGTTATGAGTAAAGAGGCACTGGAGACACCCGGTGTCGTAGAAAAAATAAACTCTCAAATACAAGAGAGTAGTCAACAAGCTTCATTCAAAATTATTGATTCAGAATGGTCTTCTAATCATGTTTATGTAGAAGCATTTACAAATGTCGTTCAGACAACCCAACATAAAACGGAGGAATAAATGGGTATTGATCTTAAAAAAATGCGCCAGAAGCTGGCAGCCCTACACAGTAAGGGCGGCGCTGCTGCGCGGTTCTGGAAGCCAGTAGATGGCGAGAATGTTGTTCGCATTCTACCAACTAAGGATGGCGACCCCTTCAAGCACTTTCACTTTCATTACAACTTGGGAGAGAAGGCTGGTTTCCTGTGTCCAAAGAAGAACTTTGGAGAGGACTGTCCAGTTTGCGATTTTGTGTCAAAGCTTTATGATGATGGCGATGAGGACTCACGCCAGCTAGCTCGCAAGATTGTAGCGAAAAGCCGATTCTTCTCACCAGTAGTAGTTCGTGGTGAAGATGCCGAAGGTGTTAAGGTTTGGGGCTACAGCAAGACTGTTTACGAGAACTTGCTACAACTAGTCCTAAATCCAGATTACGGTGACATCACCGATCCACATAACGGAACTGACTTGGTTCTAACTTATGGTAAGGCTCCAGGCGCTATGTTCCCATCAACTAACATTACTGCTCGTCGTAAGACCTCAGCATTGTCCGGTGATCCCGACCAGATGAGTGAGTTCCTAGATAGCGAGCCTGATTTTGATAAGCTCTTTGAGGTTAAGTCAAAGGAAGATGTTTCAGCTATTCTAGATAAGTTCCTACTCGGTGAGGATGGTGATAGCTCCGATGGAGTTGTTGTTACAGACAAGTCCAATGGCTCATCTGTAGATGATGCCTTCAAGGATCTACTCGCTAGTTAATTGTTTGGTAGGGGGAGCGAAAGCTCCCCCTCCGTTATTATGGAGAAAAAATGGCGAAAGCAGCAACTGGTCGGTTAAACTTAGCCGACATGAAAAAATTAATTAATAAAAAAGCAGGAACTAATGTTGCCTTCTCTCTATCGGAGGACAACCCAACAGAAGTAAACCAGTTTATTCCTACGGGGTGTAAGTGGCTTGATGGGATTATCAAACGAGGAGATTGGGGTGGCATCCCTGTAGGAAAGGTAAGTGAGATTGCTGGCTTGGAAGCAACTGGTAAATCTTACATGGCAGCACAAATCGCTGGTAATGCCCAACGAATGGGCATTGATGTTATCTATTTTGATTCAGAAAGCTCTATTGACCCAGAATTTTTAGCTAATGCTGGCTGCGACATTGAGAGATTGCTTTATGTTCAAGCTAGTTCGGTAGAGTTTGTGTTAGAAACAATTGAGAGCCTACTTGCGAACAATGATAGCCAAATGCTATTCATTTGGGATTCTATGGCTCTAACACCATCTGTTTCAGACATTGAGTCAGACTTTAACCCGCTATCAACAATGGCCGTGAAGCCTCGTATCCTATCAAAAGGAATGGCGAAGTTGATTCAACCGATAGCAAACACAAAGTCAACTCTACTAATTCTAAATCAGTTGAAGACAAACATTACTAGAAGCACGGCAGAAGCTCTTACTACACCTTACTTTACCCCAGGTGGTAAGGCTCTAGCTTATTCTTACTCGCTTCGCATCTGGCTAACTGCTCGTAAGGGTAAGTCATCTTTCATCTTTGATGATAAGGGATTTAGGATTGGTACAGAGGTTAAGGCAAAGATTGAGAAGTCCCGCTTTGGAACTCAAGGAAGACAATGTAACTTCAAGATTCTATGGGCTGGTGATGAAGTAAAGATTATGGATAAGGAAAGCTGGTTTGAAGCAGTTAAGTCATCAGAGAAGCTAACAAGTGCTGGTGCTTGGTTTACTCTTCACTATGAAGACGGATCTACAGACAAGTTCCAAAGCAAGCAGTGGATGACTAAGTTAGAAGATGAGAAGTTCTGCAATAGAGTTATGGAATTGTTGGAAGAGGAAGTGGTTATGAAGTTTGACAAGAGGATTGGCAACTCTAGCGATTTTTATGAGGAAAGGGAGGTAAATGATGAGTAAAAAGAAGGGAGACCATAAGAGCCAAAAGAAGAAGACGAATCAAGGTGCCGGAACCTTTAGTAAAAAGTTCCACAACAAGCGCTCAAAGAGATACAAGAAACCCTATCGAGGTCAAGGAAGATAAAAACTACTTGACTTCGCCTCCAGCCCCTGCTAGAATGTGTTCTCTAGCAGGGGTTATTTTATGGATAGAATTATGATCGTAGACATGTTAAACATGTACTACAGAGCCTACATTGTGGATCCTTCACTGTCTTCTAACGGCCAGCCAATTGGAGGAATCAAGGGCTCTCTAAAGATTTTACAAAAGCTGTGTAGGGAGGTTAAGCCAACACAAGTCTACATTTGTTGGGATGGCCGCGAGGGTTCATCAAAACGAAGAAAGGTCAACAAAGGCTACAAGGAAGGGCGAAAGCCTATTAGATTAAACAGGGCTGTTAAGAACCTAACAGAGCAGCAAGAAGCTCAAAATAAAATTTGGCAGATGATTCGCTTGGCTGAATACTTCAACCAGCTACCAGTTTGCCAGATTAACATTGATTACTCAGAAGCGGACGACATTATTGGAGCTTTGGTGGCTCGTTTTAAGGGTAAGGAAAAAGTTATTGTCTCAAGTGATAAAGACTACTTCCAACTCCTAGATGACTCTACACTTCTTTATCGTCCAACACAAAAGCAGATTTTAAACAAGAACAACATTATTGAAGAGTACAAAATTCACCCATCAAACTTCGCACTTGCGAGAGCCATTGTTGGAGATAAGAGTGATAACCTGCCCGGTGTAAAAGGTGTAGGTCTCAAGACTGTGGCGAAAAGAATGCCAATCTTGCTTGAGAAGGAGGATTGCCTCTTGCAAGATGTGTTCGACCTTGCTATAGTGGAGAACCGATTCTGGGATAAGATAACTGAAAACAAGACGCTCATTGAGCAGAACTATCAGGTGATGAACCTATCAACGATTAACTTATCGCCACAGAATAGTAGAGTTATCAAAGAGTCGGTAGAGAACTACCCATTAGAGTTCGCAAGAACAGAGTTTATCAAAATGATGATGAAGGACGGC